GAGTAACCTGGGGCACCAGCTCCTGCAGAGAATCCAACACCAAGTGCTGTTAATTCTGGGGAATAGTTCTTTAAATCTAAAGACATATAGGAGCTTTAGTTTATTAGATGCTGGTAATACCAGTCAATTTACCGTGACGACGAGGGTTGTCAGTTACCAAGTTACCACCAACAACCATAAAGCTGTTGTAAGCAAGTTGAGTTGTAGCCTTGATCCAACCAGTCCAGAAAAAGCCTAAGTTTGAAGCTTCATCGTATTGGTTGCCTGAGAACAACTTTGAACCAACCTTAACTGGCTTGCCAGACATACCGTCAGCTGTCAAAGTCTTCAAACCGTAGAAATCAATGAATTCTGAGTTCAAGAAGAACATTACGCCTGAAGTAGCCTTACGGTCAGCCATAACTGGCAAACCTGCAAATGACAAAGCGTCAAAACCAGTATAACCCTTAAAGTTAGGAGCTAGGTTTACCTCTTTGCCAATACGTTCTTGTGGCTGTAAAAGCTGTTCGTACAAAGCCCAAACCTCATATGGAGTGTAAACTTCAGTTGGAACAACAGATGCATCAGCGATAGCATTGTACATTGTACGCATTTTAAACAAACTCAAAAGGTTTGAAGAAGCTGCAGTTACAGTAGAAGCCAAAGTTGTGTAAGTTGAACGTGAAAGACCACCGATAGAGCTGGTATCGTCAACGATATTAGCCAAACCGATAAAATCTTTGTTAGCATTACCAGTACCATCAGCATAAAGCTGTGTACCAATAGAATCAGCCAAATCCTGAGCACGGCTCATCATTTCTACTTCAGTAAGGTCAAGAACCTTAGCAGGAGTGTTGTTTGCAGCGATATCAGTCACGGCAAGTGCTACGTTAGCAGTGTTGTAACGAGGGTTAAACTTCATCAAGATACGAGTATCAGTGAAAGAAGTAGGCAAAGTGTCAAAACCACTAAACGATTGTGTAGCTGTACCTTTCTGGTACTTGATTGGAAAATCAATTGTAGCTGCACGGAACTCTTTTGTTTTTGCAAGCATCTTCGTAGTAAAACGATTAGCACGCAATACAGTGTCGACTACACGTGGAGCGATATACTCCAAAGTCAATGTGTCAACTTGATTGTTGTAAGCCATATAGACAAATTAAATTATTAAACTTTGTCTCTCCAACTTCCCCACGCACTGGGGTTGTAATTTGCAGAGGAAGCCGAAACTTCTCCCTCAGAACTCGCACCTGTTAATGAAACAACGCCTCTTTTAGCCTGAACCTTTTTAGCGGTTGCAGCTGTATTTCTTAGCGTATAAACTTCGAAAGCCTTTTCAGGGGATAACAATTCGGAAATATACTTTCCATTAGCATCCTTTGCGGTAAACTCATCTTGAATGTCTAGGATTGCACTTTCTTCAGTTTCAGTTAAATCTCTTCCGAGTTTCTCCTGGAACTGTGCCAGACTATCCTCAATAGCCTCAAGGTTTTTACTTACCATTTCCTGCTCTTCCTTTTCTCTGTTCTGTAAGCGTTCGAATACTTTACTTTCAGCAGTTTCTAACAGACGCTCGTTAAGTCCTAGTTGTAGCGAGTAAGCTCTTTTAGCTGCATCACTATCTCCGTATAACTCAACCCACTCATCGGGCAAAGCTACATCTTCAGACTCCACTGCCTTTGAGCCATTTCTTGCTTCGGCTAATTGCTGTTCTAATAGTTCAGCTCTTGCCTCTGCCTTAATCTTGGCTTCATTGACAGATTCAAACCGTGAATAAGGGATTCTTCCAACTTCTTTTACAGCATCTTCAGTAGATGCAGAGACCTGTTCCTCACTCTTCTCAACAACCTCGGCCTCGGTGGCTTCTTCTTCGATAGATGCGTCTTCATCGAAAAAGTTACCCTCAGCGTCTTTGAGCTTGTCTAGTTCTTCTTGCGGTATATTCATATTGTTACGGGAAGTTTTTTCCAAAAGGAGGGCGACGTCCGAGCAAACCCATTATATAAACTATTTCTTAAAGCCTTTTTCAATATCGCCTAGGATATCTTTCTTTGTGCTTTTACCGCCAAAACTATTCTTGGCCATATGCTCTTTCTTTTCAGCCAACTTAGATTCTCTCTTTTCGTCTTTCTCAAGACCTTTCTTGACTTTGTTAAACATATTACTTTTTTAGTGCTTTTTTAATCTTGCTAACAACTTGCTTAGTTTTTGATACAACTGGCTCCATGGGAGCTTCTAGGTCAGCAGAATTATCCTCTCCAACCTTACCCATACCATTACAGGTGATGCAAACTTTATTCTCATTTTCAAGACCAGTGCCATTGCAATCTATACATTTCATAAAGTTATTTTTTATATTCTTCTAATGATTTTTTAAATCTTTCCTTTGCCCCTTTCAAACTCATGCCTTTGGCAATCTTTTCTTTCTTTTCCTTTACCACTTCTTTTATCTCTTTGCTCATATTATTGTAGCGGTACGCTATTAATTAATTGTTGACTTTGCATTTGAGCTGCATCCTGAGTTCCAGTTGGAGGTGCAGTTTGGCCTGCGTCTGGGCCATCTATCGTGTTAACAGCTGGGCCACCAGTTACAGGTTGTTCACCTGGCAATCCAGTAGGAGCTGAAGCAACTGAGAATGTTGGTAGATATTGTTCAGGGCTGATTGCGCCTTTCTGTAACATCTGCCACAATATCAAGTTCTGACAAGCTGCATTTGGGTCTGGGAAATCAAGCTTTTTGTATAGACTAATAGGGTCAATTGCATTTGCAGCCCATAGGTCAATAGCTTCGTTTCTCTGAGTCAGCGGGTCTTTAGGTATCAATGAGCCCTCTTTAACAGTGACGTTCAAGCTTTTAGTAAAGCGAGAGTTGATAAGCATTATAGCTTCTTGTCCATCTTGGTTGCCAATTGAGTCGATGAAGTGTTCATTGTCGTAATGGACAAACATCATTTGAACCCATAGATTATAAACTGTATCTGCAACCTGCTCAATGTATTCTGTAACACCGCCACCGATTCGAGTTGAGTCCATCTGGTTCACCATAATCTTGCCACGTGCAGTTTCTTCACTTTTCATTCCAGTTGGTGTTGAACCACTTGTTCCAAAGATAGAAGCCAAATCTCCCTCAGCCTTGTTCAGCGCATTCCATACATCACTAGGTAAGGCTGGAACGTTAGGTCTAGCAATAACCTGATTAGGGTCACCTTGAACTCTGATTGAAGCACCTCTTCGTAATGCACCTGCAGCTTCTGCAGCTTGCTCTTGAGTCATTACACGTCCATCAACTATAATACCGTTATTCTGTGAGTCAATGTTCTTATCCAACTGTCTGTGACGTTTGTTAATCTGGTCTTGTTGGCTGATATTCTGTAGCACCAAAGAGGTTTCATCGTGAGGCTGTAGACCTGTATTGAAGACTGATAAGAAAACGTATGGAGCTGTTGGTTTCTTTAAATGGTTGATGCCAACTACTTCTTCCACAGTCTTAGCACCAGTGGTGGCGTCAATCCTTTCTTCCTCACCATCATAGTTCCAGTGTGGGTTCTTAAACTTGCCTAATACAATCTTGTCTAATGTGAAGAATACATCGGTACCTCGGTACCACCATTTTGTATATTCAATCTTAGTACCAAGCTTTCCTCCAGCTTTAGCACTAATCATTGCTTTCTTCTCTGGGAACATTTGAATCAGGTGGGATGCCGTAACCTTATTCTTAATTCCCAGATACTCACCACAGAACAAACCTGCCTCGTCTACAAAGCCATCTTTATCGAAGATGACACGTTTAGGGTTTATAACTGTTGTCTTAATATCATCAATCTCTACATCATAATCAATTTCCAACACTCCAATCATATAGAGAACCCAGTGGCGTGTCATTCTTGCCAGTTTTCTACGTAAGTGTTGCTCATCAGCCTGGAATACCAAAGCCTCTTTCAAATCTCTAACTAGCTTTTGGCTATCTTCATCCTTGTCACCTGCTACTAAAGGGTCAGGGTTGGCACGTGTAGCAATAGGCAGGAAAGTCTCGATGGCTTCAAAGAGCTTGTTGACTACAATTGAACGACCCTCTAAAGAGTCCTGAACCATAGTTGTCTGCTTACCTAGCCAATACTCAACTGAAAGCTTCTGAACCTTTTCAATAGCTGGATAGTAAGTGTCATAATCCTTTAGCCAGTTAGCTGTAAGCAACAATATATCCTCTTCTGAATACTTAGAGTCATACTCATTGGCAGGTGTAATCTGCTGACCATCCTTGCCATCTGCTTTATTGATATCATTAAATAAGCCCATCACTCCCTTGACGGCTTCCATTACTGCATTCGATTGTGGGTTTGTATCTTGCATTGTATTTTATTCGTAACCTCGGCTAGCGAAGTCATTTTTAGGCATTATTATATCGGCCATTGTGTCTGTAAACTTCTCAACTCCTACTCTCCAAAGAACTGTTGCCAATGCTCTATGGTCACGACCGTTGCGTATCCATTTGATTCCTTTGAGCTGTCCAGTCTTTTCATCAAATATCTTTAATCTTGATAAACTATTCCAATCCAGATAGTAATCATACCAGTCACCCTCTGTTCCTTGAAGTGGTATGCGTTTATTCCGGAACTCATCAACTACTAATTGAATGCCTTTCTCCCTGTCAATTAAACCTTGGCCGTATTTATCTCCCTCACCCCAAGTAGCAACCGCCTGTTCCTTTTTCTGTCCAGTGAAGTACATAAGGAAAACTCTGCCAGGCCATCTCTCATAGAAAGACTGTGGGCCAATTAAATCTCCACCGCCAGCATCCATAATAACTATAGCTTGTTTCCAACGTAACATTAGTTTATCCAAGTCATTATAGGTTTCTGCTTCACCCTGGTAGAAAAGACCTAAGCGTTGATTTCCGATAACAAAGTCAAGTTTAGCTCCGGTATCAACTCCAATTACAACCTTTTCATTGTCATCCGCTGCAGTACCAATATTGGTAAGGTTCTGAAACAAATGCTTCTGTGATAACTTTGAACCACCGCCATCGTAAGGCAAGCCAAGCACATAGTTATAGAAGTATTCAGCAGGCTTGTCAACGAAGTCCTTTAGTATCTTGTCTGCAGAGATCCAACTGCACATCAGCTGGCTAATCCAGTATCCACTAAAGTGTTTGACCACTCTATTCTCTTCCTGCCATTTCTTACCATACTTAGGAATCCATCTGCCTTTGCATCTATCGTCATCACTAAGTTCACCTCCGCAATGCTTACATACGAAAGACCTTGTTTCTTTGTTGATACTATCAGGCCAATCTAGGTAGTGCTCAATCTTACAGTGTGGGCAAGTTATGAACCAAAACTTTTGGTCTGAATCCTGCCAGTGTTTATCAACACCATAGTCTGTCATAGACGGATGGCTGAAGTACCATCTCCATCCATGAGCTTTAGCCTGCAATCTAGTTTCATACTGCTCAATAACACTTTGGTCAGAGGCGTCAACCTCATCGTGGATGTTAAGGTCAGATGAAACCATCATAGCTGACTTACTTGTAAATGAACCTCTGTAATGAATAATGTTTTCGCCAACGCTTTTCTGCTCAACAGTATCATGGTTCTTGACCCAAGTTTTTAGTATTGGGTTTTGTGCTATGATACGGTTAATCTTTCCTCCTGCCATATCGTTTACATCTCCCTGAGTTGGAAGAGTGTAAATAATATCCTTGCCCAATTTTTTAGCAACGTAGAAGCTCTTGATAATCTGTGCTACTGTTGCTCCAATCTGTGGTGGTTTAAGCCAAACCTGCAATGGTGACATATCATCATACAAGTCTGCCATAAACGAATGCCTCTCAAACTCTATAGGAATGCCAGCCTCATTCTTGATGTCATACTTCGCACACCATAGTGTCGGATGTAGTTCCATCGCTTCCGAAACTTCCTGGTCTGTTATTTCTTCGTAATACATCTGCTAGGTTCTTAATCTTATCATTATTAACAATGCTCTCGCCTTTAGTGGTGTGGTCAATCTTCTCAGTCATTGACTTCATATATACAGGCAATGCAAAGTCTTTTGCTCCAAGAGGGGTGTCGCCAATTTCACTTATCTGTTTCCAAACCTTAGACCTAGCCAATTCTATCAATGCTTCATTGGTAATCTTTTCTTTGATGTCTTCAACAAAACGCTTCATTTCTTCAGCTTTCGTTTTACGTCCACTCCTGCCTTTTACTCCTACTGCGTTGTTGGTCTTGATTCCCATTTTAATTTGAGTTATTTACCTAATGTTAGCAAAGCACCTAAACAGGCTCTCTACTCCTTCATCTCCTTCAACTATCTTTATCTCTCCCTTAAATGATTGCCTAATTACCTCGAGCTTCTTGTCAGTGTCCAATTTATTGTAGTCAGCTCTTAGTATAGTTTTCATTACGCTTTCTTATACTTCTTTAAATCTTCCTCTTGCTCCTTGGCCTCTTTCTTCAAACCAGCTTTCTCTAACTGAGGAACTAACCTTTCGTGTTCCTTAACCATCATCTTCTTAGAGATTGCAATTTTCTTATCTTTTAGCATACGGACATTTTAGAACTGTGTACTTTGTAATAGAGGTTTTCACCTGGTTGTAAAATATCTCGTTTAAATACACTGCTGTATTCTCTGTTATTAAACCTCCCGTCTCCATCTCTTCGCAAAATGTTAATGGCTCCACAAACTTTACATCTAGCTCTGATACCGCTGTGTTCTTCATTGATGACAACATTGTCGTGGCAGTTATTTATATTATCACAAATCATTTTACTATCGCACATATTCCATTGCTGTCAGCATCAATGAAATAAAATGTTTCTTTATTATAAGTTATAACGTCTAATGCCCAGGCCTTAAAGAAACATTTTATT